TTTCTTTACCTGAATATATTCTATGACAGTTTTCTTCATGAGACCAAGTATCCTTAGAAGAATAGTCTCCAAAATCAGAATACATTTGCTCTACTAATGATGTCGTAGGTACTATTAATAATACATTACCATCAAAAACATCTAGGTAATATCTTATAGCTAAATATATGATTAAACTCTTTCCAGAAGCAGTAGGTGATAGCAATAAGGATTTCTCTTTCGAAAGCGTGTGCGAGAGTCCCTCTAACTGATAAAGTCTAGGTGTTATATCCCCTCCATTCACAGAGAGGGAAATTTGCGATAATAGCCCCTCGATGTTGGGCTCTAGGGCGGATTCTAGTGTACCATATTGTGGTGATTCTATCACTTCTAGGTTATAATCTCTAACTTCACAAAACTCACATAAGTATTTGTACAATCCTGTGTATAATGTTTTCTTTCTAGAATCAAATAATCGTATTTTACCGTCCCACATTCTATTACGGTAGGCTGGCATAAATTTATATCCGGGTACAAAGAACTGAAAATGCTCTGACAGTTCCATTTCTATTGATGGGTCACATTGAACATTTAAGAAGACTTCGTTCTTCTTTTGAATGGTTATCGTATCCATTAGATTCCGCTGGTGAACTTCCTCCATTCAATCATGTTCTTTATGTTTTGATGTCTCCATTTAATATTCTCAAGTATTTCTTTAGTAGTATCACATACTTCTTTTAGATATTCTATTTTAGCTTGAGCTTCTTGTATGACAGGGTCAGAATCGTAATAATAATCCATATCCCCTTTTAAAACTGTTAGACCGTTAAGTGGGTCATAGTCCCAACCTTTTTCGTCTATTTCTTCTTTACTCATCTTGCCGTTATAATGCATCCATTTGTCTTTAAGAAGCACCTTAAATTCAAGTTCAGCTTTTTTAAGTTTCATTCGGTTTACTGAAAGTATTTCTAGGTATTTACCATGGAGTTTTGCGGAATCTCTTGATGTTTCATCTAGATTCATTTCATCTATAACCGAGTCGGTTTTCCACATTTCTAATATTTGTTGCAAATTGTTCATACTATTATATATTATATCATACTTTAGTGAAAAAGTAAACTGTTATTTTATTTAAATTGAAAATACGTATAAGAAAAACTTACATCCATTTGAACATAGTCAATTGATTGAGCTTGTGCATCAAATTCTATTGGTGACATTGATATAGGAAATACTCCTTTAAACTCTACTTCTTTTACTACATTATTATGAGATGAAAGTATAAGTAAAGTAGCATCAGCTTTTAAATCTTCAGCTGCTCCAGTTTGAGCTACATCATGCAACCAATTAAATGTTTCAATATAATTATCTAGATTTTCAGTTATATTCATACGTAAACTTAAATCTTCAAATTGGAGTCTATCACCTGTAAATTGCAAATTGACTCCTTTATATGGCGTCACAGTGGGTGTCATGCTGATTCCAGGTAATGTACACGCCACTGCGAAATATTCTAAGTTCGGGTATTTAGTACTATCAACTTTAAATTGAAACCCTACCGGACTTAAAAAATTTTTATTTGTAGTTAATGTTGCCATATATCTATTTATAAGATTTTACTTCTCGTTTACAAAGTCATTTAAAACTCTTGCAGTAGAAATAACTTCTTCGACAGAAACAAACTGGTCGCCCAATATTCTTTTGTCGTTTGGAAAGTTATCGTTGTGAACGTGAACAGCATCGTTATCTCTATGGATATTACCAGTTAAGATTCCTTCAGCTAATGAGAGTAAATCGGCTCTTATTTCATAACCGCTTTTATTTGCGTTTGACATAATTTTTCCTCCTGTGTGTATGTGTTTTTATTATGTACTATATTATATATACACAAAAAAAGAGGGCTTTAAAAAAAGCCCTCTTAAATTGAGTGTGATTAACTCTGGCTTACACCATGATGTCGTCAACTCTGAAGATTCTAAAGTATTGGTTAGCTCTATCTGTACCAGTACCGTTAGCAGCTACGAATGGGTTTGCGACCATACCGTATCTAGTTTTGAATCCCATTCTTGGTTGGAAATCGTTCTCACCCACTGCTTTAACCATTGTTAAAGGAACGTAAGGACAATAGAACATCCCTGCGTCATATGGGTTAGTACCTCTGTATCCAACACAAACGAAGTCAACAGTAGCATAAGGATCGATGTAAACTTTAACTCTTCCATTAAGAACACCAGCAAAAGTATTACCTGTGTCATCAACGTTTAAGTTAGCGCTTAGAGCTGGTGTGTAATCTAACATTCCAGCAGCTGCTAAAGCTGAAGCTACGTCTGAAGAACAGATAATGAAATTACCTTTTCCTCTTCTTGTTTCTTTAGCGATAACATTACATTCTCTCTCTATCTGCATGATGAGACCTTTAAATCTCTCAACCATCCATCTACCGTCTGAGTCTGTGTTAACATCAAAAATACCACTTACAGCAGTTGAAGTTTGTAAAGCACCAATTTTAGCTTTTGTTAAAATTGTTCTAACAACTTCCCTGTTGATTTCAGCCAAGATTTCAGCTGATAGGATATTAGCCAATTCGCCTTCAGCATCCAATCCGTGGATAGCTTTAAGGTCTTGTGCTAATTCCATTGTGTACTCAGCTTTTAAAGCTCTTGACTTAGCAGTCACAGTTGATTTCTCAATTGAGAATGCCATTTCGCCGAATGAACCGTCTCCGGATTCTCCAACGCCAAGTCTTTCTGCAGCTGCAGTACCAAGACCAGAACCGAATGTAGATACAGTATCAGCTGTATCTGCGATTGAACCGTCTGTATCAGCATCAGTTACGCCAGCAAGACCTGTTGGGTCAGCTTGGTGAGTACCTGTTCCTGAGAAGTCAGTATCAGCTTCGTCTAAACCTAAAGCTTCTGTTCCGCCTTGAGTTGAGTATTTTGATTTCATTGCAAAGATAAGTCCTGTTGGACCACTCATTGGCTGAACGCCAGCGATATCATAAGCAATAAGGTTAGGCATAGCTCTACGTACAAGAGAAATAAGTACTGGGTCAAATGTATTGATGTTGCCGCCGCCAATGTTATTAGCTGCTGCAGCCTCTGATATAAAATTACCTTGTGCTTGATTTCTTTCTTCTTGTAGGGCAACCTCTTGGTTTTCTAACAATCTAGCTGTGACAGCTTTCTTGTAGTTATCCTGGATAGGTGAAACTGACTCGTGATCGAGTACAGGACCCCACTTTTCCATTAAGTTTCTATCTGCGTTAAACATTTTTAGTTTCCCTTATTTAATGTGATTAGTTATAGCTTGTGTGTATCTGCTCATAGAATCTGAAGTTTCTGTTTCCATTTCTCCAGCTCCTAGTAAGCTATCTACTTCGTCCACTGATTCTTCAGAATCATTTTGGAAGTAAGATTCTTTAACAGTTTTAACTTTGACTTCAAAGCTTTCTCTGTTATCAAATTCTATATCTTCTACTAATGATGCTAATTTTTCAGCTTCTGTTTCTGCAAGCCCTGAAGATTGTTCTCTTATTACTTCTTGCTTTTCATAACCTTGAACAGCTTCATGTAATTTGATATTATCTTCTGTGGTTTTGTTTAAAGTCTCTTCTAGTTCAGTGACTTGTTCGTTGAGGTCATCAACTAAGTCTTCTTTACCTTCAGGTACTTCGATATAGTGCTCTTTGAACACTGACTGAAGTGAAGTCATAAACTCTTCAGCAATTTCAGTCCTAAGACCTTGTTGCACTTGTAGTTCATTTTCTTTCATCCAACCTTCTACTACGTAGTTAAGATATGAATCTACCTTTTCTACTAATGAAGTGTGAACTTCAGATACTTCTTCTTCTAAGTTTTGCGCATATTCTGCTTCAAGTCTGTCAACTTCTTGGCTTAACTTACTAGTAAGTACTGCTTCAAAAATTGCACTTGCTTTTCCACGGAATCCTTCAGACAAAGTAGCCTCTTCATTGATGATTGCATCTAGGTCTTCATCAAAATCGATTGCTTCGACTTTCGCCTTAGCTTGAGGTACTGGCATTTGCTTTTTAACAGCATTTTCAGCATCTTTTTCAGTTTTGATTTCGTCTGATACACCGTCAACTTTGATTAACTGTGCATAAAGGTTTTTTGCGTCTTGTGCGTTAGCCTTTTTCATCATATTTACTGTTGCTTGAATGACGCCAGCTTTAGTTTTAGGAATATCTACTTTTTTGAGTTCTTGTTCGTTATATTCTTTAACTTCCTCGTCCTCATCTTCGTCATCTTTTCCATGACCCATTTCCTTAACTTCTTCTTCGTCTTCGTCAGAAGATTCATACTTTTTACCAGAATGAACTTTTTTCTTCTTCTTACCGTGAGCCATTTCTTCCAATGATTCCTCGTCTAAATTTTCATTCTCAACGAGCTCATCTAGTTGCTCTTCTTCAACAGAATCTACGATATCTTCGGCATTATTTAAAACGTCGTCTGACATAATAGTCTCCCTTATATTTTTAGATTTAATTTAGAGAGGAAATTTTTAAACGCTCTTATTTCAGCTTCATGTAAATCTTTACTTGGAGCACGTTTGATTTCAGTCTCAATTACTTCAATATCTTGTTGACGAATAAGCCCATTATCCCATACCCATTCAACACCTTCCATAACTCCATTTACAAACGCACTTGGAGCACTTGGGTCTTGAACAATATCGATTGTAGATAACATAAAGTCATCTCCCACATATTGAGCGCCATTCTTCGATACAAGACTTCCCATACCACGACTTGAAACACCAAGCTTAACACCACCTTCAAGAAGTCCTTCGACTATTTTTCCCATAGGGGTTTTAAGTATTGATGCCTTTCCTATAACATCGCTTCCTTGCCAATGCAAATCTTCGATTTTATGTGAAACTTTATCCAGGTTTACAGTTGGTCCTTCTGGATGATTTAACTCTCCAACTGCTCTTCCTGTTTTAACTTGTTCAGTCACGTATTTTTCTACAGCATTTTCAAGAGTTGCTTTCTCGTATACACGACCATTTCTGTTCTTTTTGTTAGATTGCATGAACACTCCTTCAATGAAGTAATTCTTTTCTCCATTCTTTTTCTGTTCTGCAATAACTTCTAAATTATTTTCTACGTATTCTGTTATTAATTTCATTTAAATACCTAGTTATAGAAGGTATTAACCTTCTTGTTGTTCTTCTTCAGATTCAACTTCATTACGCTGAATCATACCTGATGCAATTTCTATTTTCTTAGCATCAAGTGCTGCTGACAATTTATCAGCCATAACAGTTTTAAACTGTTTATTAGCTTTTACATTGTCACCATCGTTTAAATTTTGTATCAATTCATTAACATTCATAGTTTTTTAATCCTTGTTTATATATTTATAAAATTATCTTTCCCACTAATACCTTCTTGGGGCAGGTGTATTATCCCAACGTGGGTCATCACCATCTGGTGGTTCATTTTCACCTGTTTTAGTCTCCTGGTCGATTTGTTTTTGAATTTCTTCAATTTCATCGTCAGTTTGACGTAATACGTTTTTACGTATCCATTCATTTGAAATGTATTTACCTACATATTCATCTAAGCTGCCTAGCATTTCAAATCTTTCTCTCAGCATTTCTGATTGTTTCAGTTCAGAAAAATAGTTATCTTCAATAAAATTAAATACTATTGATTCTTTCCATTCTTTCCAATCAGCTTCAGTAATAATACCTTTTAATAAAAGCTGAGTTTTAAGTAATTGCATAAACAAATCAGAAAATCTTTTTCTTAATCTGTCTATAAACTTCTTAAACTTTACTTCGTCTCTTGTAATCTCAGTAGTTCTACCTAATGAGAATTGAGCCTCTTGTTCTAATCTATTAACTGGAACATTTAATGATTTATATAATTTCTTTTGGAAATATATAATATCATCTATTTGTCCTAAGTTTTCGCCGCCTGGTAGCGTGGTAATTTCAGTTCCT